TGGTCTAATACTCTCGTCCGTTTAGAGTGATTTCGTGAAAAAGGCACCTGTCCAGCCACGCAAACAGACCCAGACGCTAGCTACAGCCGAGCTCGCCAAACGCTATGGATGCGATGTGCGGACCATCGCTCGCTGGCGCAAAGAAAAAGCTCCGCTCGGAGATCCAGCCGCGATGGCTGTCTGGCTCTCTGAGCGTCGCATTATTCCGCCGGGCTCAGCGGCTGCGATGGGTGGAGTGGCGAGCATCACGGACCTCGCCAGTGCCAAGCTGGAGAAGCTAATCCTCGAGTGCAAAAAGCTCGCTTACAAGCTCGAGGTCGAGCAACGCAAGCACATCCCAATCGAGGAGGTGCATGCGGACATGATCCGCATCGGCAACGCGACGCGAGCCGAGTGTCTGCGCCTTTTGGCCGACGCTCCCGGCTGGGTCGGTCTCGACGAGTCAGCGATTAGCCAGCGAGTCACCGACTGGATGACAACGCTTTGCACGACGCTCAGCGACGACATGAGTAAGCTCTACAAATGACCAGCACGCTACAGGCTTGGTGCTCTGCTTGGACTCCGCAGGACACTCGCTCGGTAAGTGATTGGGCATCAGATCATGTCACCATCCCAGGCTCAGCTCGCGCTCGTAAATTCGATCCGATGGCATCGCCTTGGCTGCTCGAGCCACTGCAATATTTCGGCGATAACAGAGTCCGAGAGCAGGTGCTGATCATGCCGACTGGCGCAGGCAAGACCACGGTGTTCGATGTCTGTATTCCGCATGCGATCGCGGAGAATCCCGGCAGTATCCTGCTCGCAATGCAGACCGATCCTGATGCACGCGAGCACATGGAGGATCGACTGATGCCGATCCTTAAAGCCTGTCTGCCACTGGATCCGATGCTCTCGACGATCAACCGTCACGCCGCCAGAAAAGACGCGATCATCTTCCCTCACATGAGCCTGTACTGTGGAGGAGCGAACAAGAATAACTTCCAGCGCAAGTCGGTCCGCTATGTGTTTCTCGACGAGGCTTGGCTGATCAAGCACGGCCTCATCGAGGAGGCCAGAGCGCGGACGCACAACAGATGGAACAGTCGAGTGGTCATCGTCAGTCAGGGTGGTAGCGAGCACATCATCCTTGGCAATGAGCGACGATCGACCGAGTTGCACGAGGCATGGATGCGGACGGATCGCCGCGAGCTGGCGATGGTCTGTCCTGATTGTCAGGCACTTAGCCAGTGGTCATGGAAGCATCTGCTCTACGACAATGCCGATGGCGAGATCGATGAGCGAGCAGTCAGCGAGTCGGCACGATACCGCTGTCCTGAGTGCATGACCGAGTTTGCCGATCGACCAGACATCCGTCGCCAACTCTCGAGCACAAGCACTTACATCGTGACCAATCCCGGTGCGCTCAAGGGCCACCACGGCTGGCATGCGCCAGCGATGGCGATGAGCCATGAGCGATGGGGCGACCTCGCACTAGGCTGGGTCAGAGCACAGGCAGCGATGCGGACCGGCGACATCGAGCCACTCAGGATCTTCGTCACGAAACGCTTAGCTGAGTTCTGGAAAGAGGCCGACGACGCTCCCGACATCGTGCTCGGTGGCAGTGGCTACACGATAGGCGATTACATGGGCGGCGAGCTGATCGATAACGAGGCGCATCGGTTCTGTGCGATCGATCGTCAGCGCGATCACTTCTGGGTCGCGGTCCGTGCGTACCGGCACGACGGCTCGAGCAAGTTGCTCTACTTCAACAAGAGCCTGACCATCGAGGCGGTGCGCGATGTGCAGACTCGCTATAAAGTCATCGATGATTTCACGGTCGAGGATGCCGGGCACATGCCTACCGAGGTCTACGCTGACTGCGCTCGCTTCGGCTGGATCGCCTTCTTCGGCGACTCGGTCGATGGCTACGAGCATCTGCGCCGCGGCGGTCAGCCTGTTAAAAAATTCTTCTCGCCGATCAAGAAAGCCATGTCACCCAGTGGCAAGATCGTCAGGTATTTGCGATGGTCCAACGAGAAGGTCAAAGACATATTGTTCAACCTCTTAGCTCGGCGAGGCGCAGCCTTCGACGCGCCAGACGACATCGACGACCTCGCTCAGAAAGAGGCGGAGCGATACTCGCAACAGATCCGGTCTGAGGTCAAAAGAGATGTGGTCAACGCGACGACCAAGGCCATCGCTCAGCGATACGTCAAGACTCGCAGGCACAACCACGCAGTCGATTGCGAGGCCATGACGCTCGTCCTTGCGCTGATCAAAGGCTTGGTCGGTCAGTCAATCGAGACTGCCGAGTGACTGTCAACCTGCGTTGACAGCACGACAAAGACATGGCAGCCAACATCGACGAACTCATTCCTAGCCTAGTGCGCTGGGGCTCACACAACGGACTGGCCGCGCTCGAGCAACTAGCGATGGGCCAGTGGGATAAGCTGATCACCAGCAACGGTCGGCAGATGATTTCGTCGAGCGTCAATGGTCAGTCATTCACCTACAGCTTCGCGCCTGGCCTCGATGTCTCGACCATCATCGCCGCGGCTGACCAAGCATATCGTCTGACCTACGCGCTCAACGAGACAGGTCAACTGTCAGCCTACCTGACCACTCCTCGCATGCGTCGCACCTACGCGATTTTCAACACTGGCGTCTCTGCTCTTTAATCATGGCCACACCAATCATCGACATTTACGGCAACCCGATCACCACTCGGTTGATCAACGGAGCAGAGCAAAATTCGTCAGCACGACCAGCGATGCGGACTCGCGTCGAGTCGATCAAGGAAGCTGTGCCAATGACCGACTGGCGCGTGATCTTGAGCGTCTCGCGCAGGTTGTTTGCCAACAACGGTATCATCCAAGGTGCTCTATCGCAGAAGGCTATGCACGCCGTCGGGTGCGCTTGGAATCCAGTCTTTCTTGGCGCGGATCGTGCATGGGGCGTCGAGGCATCGCGCTGGCTCGAGGAGGAGTGGTTCCCGACGTGCAATGTGCGAGGAGAGGTCTACGACTTTCGGACCATGATTTATCTGAGCTCGATCAACATCGATCGAGACGGCGACGAGGCTGAGATCCTGACCGAGACGCAAGACGGATATCCGCAAATCCAGACGATCGCCGCTGACCGCATCGGCGACAGAGGCAACTACAATAACAAGGTGCAGAGTGGTCCGTACAAAGGGATGAACATCTCGATGGGATGCATCACCAATGAGTACGGCAGAACGGTTGCCTACCGTGTTCTCGGAGAGACCGAGTTAGATGATAGGGATGTTTCCGCTCGTGATGTCGTGTTTAATTTCGACCCGTTGTACGCTGACCAACTCAGAGGATTCCCGATCTTTTCTCATGCGCTAAACGACTGGCGCGACGCTGACCAGAGTCAGTACTGGGAGCAACTTGCACAGCTCATCGCCAGCTCAATCGGCATCATCGAGCAGAACGAGACTGGCAGTGCTGACACGAGCGATCCCGGCTTTACTCTCGGCGGCGTAAGTGATCAGGTACGAGAGACTTCGACCGAGACGATGATGGGTGGTATGGTTCGATATTTCAAGGCTGGGACAGGTAGCAAGCTCGAGTCGTTCCAGAGCAATCGTCCAGGCGATGTCTGGGATTCTTTTCAAGATCGGATCGCCAGAAAAGCACTCGGTCCAGTATGGCCGTACAGCCTGTGCTGGAAGCCAGACGGCATGAACGGCACACAGGAACGGAGCACGATCGAGAACGCACGCAACCTGATCGAGGATCGTCAGGAACTGCTCAAGCCACGAGCCAAGCGCAAGGTCGGCTACGCGATCAGCAAGGCGATCAAGCTCGGTCTGATCCCGCCTTACACCGGACCAGACAAGGGCGGATTCTTAAAGTGGGGATTCACGATGCCAGCAAAATTCTCAATCGATCACGGTCGAGAAGACCAGCAATGGCGCGAGAATTACAAGATCGGCGCAGAGAATTTATCGTCGTATCTGGAGCGGTCTGGCGGCATGACATTCGAGCAACATCAGACGCAAAGGACTGACGAGCTGGCCGACATCATCGCTCGTGCTCAAGAACTTAGCGACCGTACCGCTGTCCCATTCGATACTTGTCTCTCGCTATTCACTCAGCGCACCAGCGTCGGCAATGTCCCTGGCGGCCGAATGGGATCGGATTTGCCGATGACCGATCAACCTGTCGAGTAATGGCTATTCCTCCAAAATACATCAGCGACGCAGCCAGTCTTGGGCTCGACTATTACCGAGCTGGAAAAGGCGGTGCCGGGCTCACAGATCAGACGCTGGCCGACGCTCGGCTGATGGCTAAAGGAACGATCACAGACGACAAGATTCTTCGCGCAAACGCTTGGCAGCTAAGGCATGCCAGCGATCTGGACGCTCCGCAAAATCACAACGCCAATGATCCTGACTACCCGGGAGCCGGTGCTGTGGCGCATCTGCTCTGGGGAATCAATCCACTCGATCCACAGCCAGCTCGAGACTGGTTTCTCAAGGAGACAATCCGCATTAACAAGACCAAAAATATGAGCGCAAAACCATACAAACTATCCATCCATCAACTCGGCAAAGTCTATCCAGATCAGGCTCTCATCATGGGCGTGTCAGTCATCACCGAAGGCGATGCTCTCGGTCACGGAGTGATGATTGACGCGATGAGTCTGGCGACGATCAAGGAGCACGCGATGATGAAAGCCAACGGAGTCAAGGTCATGCTCGACCACGATGACGGCATTGAGAACACCATCGGAGTGATGCGAAACTTTGCCATTGAAGGCATTCAGCTACGCGCTGATCTTCAGCTACTTAAGGCCCATGGCGAGACTCCTCTGATCATTGAGATGGCTGAGACAATGCCGGAGCTTTTCGGCATGAGTATCAGTTTCTCCGGCACGCTCGAGGAGATTGGTGGAGTCTACTATGTGCGATGCGAAGAGCTTTACAGCATCGATATCGTGGACATGCCAGCCGCTAACCCGAGCGGTCTTTTCTCGGTCAAAGTTGACAGCACGCAAAATGCAATGGACCTACAAGCAATCACCATCGAGCTCTCCGCTGAAAAAGAATTACGCGCAGCCGCCGCGGAACAAGCGAAGAAAAACTACAGCGACTTTCAGAATCAGATCAGCATCTCGACTCAGCTCTCCGCTGATGTCCAGACGATCACCGCGCAATTGTCGGTGCTCAGCGAGACCAACGCTAAGCTGACCACCGAACTCGCTGCAGCACAGGCCAATATCGCCGAGAAGATTAACGCAGAAGCAGTGCGCGTGCTGGCCTCCAGCGGTCATGCGCCTATCGCTCTCGGAGCTGCGCCAGTTGTCGCTGCGACAATGTCTCGCGCTGAGTTTTCCGCGATGCCAGCTCACCGCAAATCTGAGTTCGTCAAGTCTGGCGGACGGCTTACCGACTAGCACTCACCAACAAAATCAATCTCCTCAACTAAAAAAACAACATGGCTGGATCTACACTAACTAACCTCATCCCAGACGCTTACGCCGCACTCGATGTGGTTTCCCGGGAGCTCACTGGATTCATTGGCGCGGTCACTCGCGACTCTACTGCTGACCGTGTCGCCGCTGGGCAAACGCTCCGTTCGATCGTCGCACCAACCAACACCGCCGGTGCTGACATCACACCTGCGATGTCGATCCCTGCCGACGCTTCGCAGACCATCGGCAATAAGTCGTTGACGATTAGCAACAACCGCTTCTTCCCATTCAGCTGGACTGGTCAACAGCAATACGCTGCCGACATGGGACCAGGCTTTCTTACGATCCAACAGGCGCAGATCGCTCAGGCCATCCGCGCTGCGGTCAACGAGATCGAAGCCAGCATCGCAGTCGCTGCGAAGAACGGCGCGAGTCGTGCATTCGGCGCGACCGCTGGCACGGCTCCTGTGCTCGGCGATTTCGCGTCGGCGAAGAAGATCCTCGACGACAACGGTGCTCCTCAATCTGACCGCACTGTAGTGTTCGACACGTCCGCTGGCGTAAGTCTGCGCTCGACTGCGAGCCTCTACAAAGTCAACGAAGCTGGCGATCAAACGCTTCTCCGGCAAGGGCTTCTCGGCTCGCTCTACGGCTTCGACCTTCGCGAGTCTGGCAATGTTCAGACCACGACCAAAGGCGCGATGACTGGTGCATTGATCAACAGCGCGGCGCAGGCCATCGGTGATACCACCATCACCTTCGACGGCGGCACGGTCAACACCACTGGTATCGTGGCTGGCGACATCATCACAATCGCTGGCGACAGCAACAAGTATGTCGTCGCAACTGGCTCTACATCAGCGTCTGGCACGATCGTCATCAACGCTCCCGGCCTTCGGACGGCGGTCGCTGACAACTCCGCTATCACGGTGTTTGGCACCAGCACTCGCAACATCGCGCTGAGCCGTAACGCTATCGTCCTTGCCACTCGTCTGCCTGAGTTGCCCGACGGTGGCGATCTCGCTCTCGACCGCTTCACTCTGACCGATCCTCGGACTGGTCTCAGCATGGAGCTTGCCATGTATCCCGGCTTCCGCATGGCTACCTATCATCTCAGCGTCTGCTGGGGTGTCACGGTCTTCAAGCCTGAGCACTGCGCGGTCATCGTCGGCTAATTTGTTCATAGCAAAACTGGGTGAAATCAACGGCCCATCCATGCAAATGGGTGGGCCGTTTTCCTTTGCAGTCAAACCACTTACAGCCTTATGTCCACAGAGTTTCAGCGTCTCTCACAAGCATCTTTGCTCGAGCATATCGAGACCGTCGGCGCGGTCAAATTCACGATCCGCAACATTGTCTGCTACGGCACTCGCAACGAGCTGAGCGAGACCGAATGGCT